TTGCTCAGAACCAAATTCAGGCCATACAAACTTTTCGTTTGTTCTTGCACTCTTGTATACTAAAAGTCCCTGGTATCCATTAAGCACGGGGATTAACTGATTGAGGTCAACTTCTTTTGGGATGAGAGGCTTAGCTCTTTCAACGGTGTGCTCTTTAACTACATCAGTAGTAATAACGGTGTCTTCAGCGATCGGAGCATCAACAACTGTAGGAGCAGCTTTCTTAGCACGTGATTTTGTTGCGGATTTTGCTGTAGTTTCATTAGACATAAATAATAGTTCCTTTCATTCCAAATGCGGGGCTCATAGTGAACCCCGCAAATCATTTTTTTTGCTTAAAAATTAAGCAATCTCGTAACGACCAATACCAGCATTACCGCCAGCCAGCACGATACCCAGGCCATACTTTTCGCCGTACAGGTATTCGTGAGTGAAGTCGGCATTCTGCATGGGATCACCCATCAGAACAATGGGATTGCCCTCATAGACACACTTGATGGGCTTGTCATCACCAGCAATAATGGTCAGGACATCGTCGTTCATAACGAACTCAGTAGAACCAACCTTATGACGCTGGGGAGTGACAACAACAGGAGTGCCATAGAACTTACCAGCATAACCCATGTTATACAGATCATTCTTGTAGCCATCGCTCTCGATAGAGGGCTTCAGGTTACGAATAGCCTTCTTGGTGCCAACAATAGTAGCAGGCTTGCCACCAGCAGCGGCTTCGACATGGGAGATCAGCTCCATCAGCTCGTCCTCATCATAAGCACCAGCGGCAGGGAAGTAAGTAACGCCACCCATCTGCTCGGCAGTAACACCGGACCACAGAGCGTAGATTTCATTCAGCAGATGCTGACGGAAGGACTCTGCGACCTTATTGATGAAGTGGTTGAAGTCAACACGACCAGACAGAACGCGGTTCAGCTCCTCGTAAATCTTGACCAGCTTCAGGGAAGTGGGAATGCTGGTCTCGGAGCTTCCACCCAGTCTCTGACGACGAATACCCTGAGTACCGTCAGCAGCTTCTGCCACCACGAACAGGTTGTCGTCTTCGATAACGAACAGATTCTTATCGCCTTCTGCAACATTGCGGAAGTCGACCATAGAGTTGAAGAACTCATCACCCTGCAGACCTTCAACAACGGTGCGAGACAGGATGGTTTCAATCAGGGTAAACAGACCCTTGCATTCGCCGTCACGGATCTTTCTATAATCCAGAACAGTGCTGCCACCGTTAGCCTCGACCAGTGCCTGACGCAGAGTATCCATAGACTGACCAACGGTATACTTCTCGCAGTTGCCACGGTAGGCATCAACAGCGAGTTTAACAATATCATGCATTTCAGCCATTGCTATTTCCTCCTTTGTAATCTACCATTAAGCCTTAACGATCTTAATGGTGTAGTAGACGTAGCGGCCAACAGTCTCAATGTGGACACACTCGCCAAAACCGGTGCCAGCTGCGTCCAGCTTGCCGTTTGCACCGATACCGACCTTGTCACCCTTTGCAGGGACAGCCTTGTTTACGAAACCATCATCGGTAACTGCAAACAGGTTGCGATTACGGGGAATATAGCCACGGACAGCCTTGCCAGCCTCGTTGATGAACTGCTCCAGGTTCTTCAGGCGCTCATCGTACATAACTTCGGGAGCGGCAATGATAGCGCAATTATCAATATCAGAATCAGCAGTAGCGGCGACAGCCTTCATAACTTCACGCTCGCCGTCTTCGTAGCCCTGCAGCTCGGCAATAACACCATTCTCAACTTCGGCGACATTACCATCTGCATCATAGAAACGCAGAGACACCAGATCGCTGGGCTGCTTTGTGCCGCTCAGCAAATCAGTTCTAATAACACAGTAGCTCATAAATGAACCTCCTTGATTTAATGATTAAATAACAAAAGCCCACTGGTAACCTCCAGTGGACTTACGTCTGCCATTACAGCAGGCGGATATTAAAGATTGTTGGATTCCTAATTCTTTTGCGGCAGATGTAGCAGAATCAAATGTTTTAATATGTACACCTTCTAATGTATACTGCGCCACGCCCCTCTTTCTGTGAGTCTTCTGTCGAGAACTATACACAGGTGCAATCGAGGAATATGACCAAAGGAACCCGCCAGCAGATAGTCTTTTACTGTTACATGCGGACGAAATATGACTATGATTAACCTCAGTAATCGTTTCTGCCTCAATCATTGAATTGAATTTTCTAATAAATTTACCATCCAAAGTAAAGCAATAGACGGGTGATAATTGAGACTTTTGTTGCCCAATATTTTCTCCGATGCTCAAGTTTATTGTATTAGCATCATACCAAAACCAACCATTAGCATAATGCGTATCATACTGAAAGGAGCGACGTATACTCCCAAATGGCATGTGGTTTTGTATTTCTGCATCGGCCATGCTTTCATAATAACTGATAACATTGCCTTCGATATCTACTTTGTAAACAGGGTGCATAACATGGTCCGCAAACGAAAATCCCCCAACGGTCATGTTGTAACCGTCCGGTTTATATGTTCCCAACCTATTTACAAAGAATATTTCTCTGCTATTTAGCTTATCTTTTAGAGATTCACGACTATCTGAATTTACCTCTTCTAAAGTTTCAACAGAGAACTGATTTACGCCATATTTTCTCATCGCCAAATATAGGAGCGAATTCATACCGTTATTAGAACTTGCACATCTGAGATGCTCAGCATAACGTCGTTTGACAGATGTATTGGTTTGCCCAACATATTGCTTCCCATTAACATGGTTGGTGATGCAATAGATATAACCAGTATAAATAGATAACAGCCCCTTCTAATTGACTTATTTTAGTTACGTCTTATGTACGGGGTGGATACTTGACGAACAATCCACCGTAAGGTTCATTTGTGGGTGCAGTCTTATCAACAACGATTCTGGTATTTTTAGTGTTCATGCTATATTTAACAGTGGTGTTATGTCTACCACGAATAGCAAAACACTTCTCTTCCAGAGTATCCAGTTCATAATTCTCGCAATTTTCTCTGAGAGTTTCAAACTCCTCGACACCGACTAGGTCTTCGAACTGAGCGAAGACTTCATCCCGTGCAGCATCATTAGCAGCTTTTTCGGTGTCAGTCTTAAACTGGCGCAGAGTGCCAAGCTCATCTTCCATAGACGCAATCGTGTCGGAGGCAGTCTGATACTTTTCAGACCACTGGGTATCGTTTGCAGTATACTGGGTTGAGATCTGGTCAAAAATGCTATCAAAGGGCATAACCTGTTCACCCTCATCGAAATCGACAATCGCAAACTTCATGCGCTTCTTACTCTCAAAGTCAACAACGACGTTATCACCATTCATAGAGAAAGTAAATCCATACAGTCTCCAATGGTCATCTGCGTCGAAGCAATATACCATCTTGGTATCTGCATCATAGTCGACAATGGAATAACGAGGCATCTTACCCCAAGAACGCTCTACTGTTTCTGCCTCGATTGCGCATCGAATTTCTTCGCACATCTGGCTGTTCAGTTCGAACTCTTGTACTACAGTAGGCTCTTCTACGGGATCTGCAGGTTCCTCTGTGGGCTCCACCGGAGGCTCCTTGGCTTTCTCCATCTCCAGCTTTTCTTTCAGCTCTTCCAGGGAGAATTCCTCAATAGAAAACTCCAGATTATCAGCATCAAGTCCATATTCTGCAACCAATGCAAGCTTCTCTTCCAATACCTTTTCTCCTCCTTCCATCGAAATAATATGTGGGTGTGTATTGTCATCCCCGTCAGGGGTAGTGACTGATATAAAGGTTTCCTTCAGCTCAGCCATCATCTGAGCCATTTGTTGTTTAAGCTCATCATAAGCAAATAGGCCAAGCGCAGAGCTTTCAAAACAAGGCTCGTGGTCTTCGCCTAGTAAGCAAAATGCAGTAAATTCAAAATCCTTTATGACAAACACACCATTCTCCATTTCACCATCTTTGACAGTGAGTTCCATGGAGTGGCTAGTTATGCCATCCTCTTTGATTTTGTTATATGCCTCCTGCCGCTTCCATACGAGAATATCTGCACATAGATATTCATTAGTCGTACCATCTTCTTCTTCGACAACGCTCCAAAAATGTTTGCTACTTTCCGGAATGACACCAACAGGAACTGTAACATTTACAATTTTCAAGTCTCCATTTTCGTTGGAAACAAGCTCCATATCATGTCCGCCGATTGAGTCAGTTTCACGATCGTAGTTGCATACAATTGGACAGTTATACATTGTGTCAATGCATCTCTCAAATGTTTCCTTGGAGATATAACTTCCATTTCTGTTCTTACCGTGATATGCGATTCGCAAAACACCGGTATCGAAAGATGAGTTTTTCTCACACAGAGAAGATAGGGAAGAGGAGTACGACATGTGAACTACTTTGTTCACAGCAATCACCTCCGAGAAATACAAAACCCCAACACGATTTGTGTTGGGTTAAAATATAAGTGTGTCAGAGTAAGCAAAGCGTATTGTCGAAAAATCAAATGTCAAATCAGCTTTGTTTGCAAAAACATAGATATTGCTTCGCTCATTGCCAGTCAATAACGTATAGCCAGCCTTAAGCAAAACATCTCTGTTTTCTTTTCCGAATACATAGAGGAATCTTTTCATATCAGGCATCCTCTCTATTCTGTATTCCGCTTTCAGTTAGTTCTTCGTCATCCTTTTCGGGTGCACCGCCCTCGTCAGTTGCACCTTTGGATTCAACTTTAGAACTAGATGTACTTTGCGTAGAAGAGCTCTTGAGCGGTTCAAACAGCTTCTTAATTTCAAGCACATCGTTTTCTAAGAAATTCATAGAATCAAGCTCTGCCTGACCTAAACCCTGTGAAGCACAATACATGCTCACAGTTGGCAGACCATATTGAGCAGCCTTCAAATACATATCTCCCATTTCTTTACGATTGAAGGGGGAAACATCCAAGAAATTCACTTTGAAATTCTTACCGTAGCTTTGTGACTGTATGAATCTGTTAACCATATCCTCAATGCTTTTAACTATTCCATATGTAATAGACTGATCGGCTTTAATGGATAGACTTAAAGCATTGGCGGATGCCTTTTCATTATTAAACAGCAATGAAGAAACACCTGCAGCGGAGAAAAGATTCTGTTCAGCCTCAGCGACAGTATTTGTGCTGGCAGTGTTTGCCTTTTCAAAACTGATCTTCTCCACAGGCATTGGTGTCAAAACAGATCCAATTTCTTCCGGCAAAACGGCATCCAAGTTTCTCCAGAAATCCTTGGCTTTGTCCAAGTCCATTTGCCAGTTGCCGTCATTGTCCATGCCCAAAGTCATAACGACCATTGCATAATTCTCAAGAGATGTCTTGGACAGCTTTAGCTGTTTATAGTCTTCGATATCATAGATCTCTCTCAAAATGCCTGCAAAGGGAGGGATAGCATAATCGAGAATGTCACGATTACACTTAATTGCAAATGACGTTGGTGAATCTAATTCGATCCACTTCATTTGGCGATTAGATCTGTATGTCTCATATTTTGATTGAAACTCTTTGGGGAAATATTCCAGAAGAGCCTGCCTGGAATCAAAGTATGAAAAGTCAAATGTTACATTTGGAACATTACCCTCAACAGTTGATATAGAACAATAATCACTCGGTAACTGTTGAATAGTAATGTTGTCATTTGTTACCCACATTGTTCCATAAAAGACATCGTCTCTCAGACATACGGTAAGAATCTGGGGGAACTGCGTCTTAATGCTCATTGCGGATAAAGTGTTCAAAACCTTTCTATAGTTCCTATTGATTGACTGTTTGTTTGCCTTTTTAGGGTCAACTTTATATGGCTCAACAACATAACTCAAGTCGCTAAGTCCAACAAAGTATTGGATCAATCTACGGAAATGGGAACTCGCTCCATAGATATATTTCACAGCATTACGAAGCTGTTGTTCATATCTATATGGGTCGGAGAGGTAGGTATTGATATTGTCCTTGGAATAAAGGGAGAAGGTCGGTGTATTTGTATTGTTGTTCAAATCCCGAGTAATAAGTTTATTTAGGATCGCAAACTTACTTGAAATGCCGATCAACCCATCAAAATCCTGACGCTTCTTCTCTTGAACAACGGTATCAGTACCAGCTTGGTTTCGAGCTCTTGCCATACGGGCTACTCACCGTCCTTCTTCTGTAGTTTGGAGCTTTAATCGTAAAGATATTGTCAGTATTTCGGTTATAATTCTGGCGTCCAAGTTTATTCTCCAGCTGTGATGCGACAAAATAATTGTAGCTCAGACTAGAATACCTATCCTTACGCATTCCAGAGCGTTCAAAAATTCTCACTTTGCCGGCAGATTCCTCATACTGCAGTTTGGTCAACTCGTTAATCAAAAGTGTAGTATGCGTATATGGCAATAACACCTTTTCTTTCTCGCCATCGGACAACGAATTAAAGCCTTTAATATCTCCGAATAGTTTCTTGGCATCATATTCTGTAATCAGCAGTCTGATTCTGCCACTACGGAAAGCCTCACGAAGCATGAATGCACAGTCGGAGTTGAACTGAGCACTTGCCTTTATTGCCCAAATAACCTTGTCCGCACTAGGCACAGTACAACGAGCAGCCATTTCTGGGTTGTTGTAACAAGACAAAGCTGGGTATATTTCACCGGTATCTGGATCAACCATATCTCTGGCAAGACAGTCATATACGCCTAAGCCTAAACCATTTGCGTCAAGCACTAAGTAATCACAAGAAAACTCATCATATAGCTTTCGTATAACAAGCGCTTGGTCATCGGTTCTAAGACCTTCGCACACGTCACAATAAACAATATTGCTGACATATCTTCCTGCTTTTGTAGGAACCATCTGGTTAATAAAGATTGCGGTAGCGTCATTGTTGTGACGTTTACTCGACATCAGTGCAATATCGGCGGATAGTATTCGCTTCTCGCCGTTTTGCTTCTTTGGTATCGTAATCTTTTGGTTATATCCAAGCAGGGAAGCCTGTTGATCCGGCATCATCGGATACTTAATATGACGATTCTTTGATATGGAATTGTAATCAAAGAAAGCGCCATCTTCATCACCAAACCATAGAGCCTCCATTTCCATAGACCACTTGATCTCATTGAAGTCGCTTTCAAGCATATCGCCCTCGACGTCTTCTGCAAATAGTAAACCCTCTTGGATTGATAACTCATATGGGAACCCGCACATAAAGTCAGTACCATTTCCCTTAAGCATTGCATCCCATGTATCCATCATCTTATTGAAAGACCAATGATCCTTGAAGTATGCGGAAGAAAGGAAACAGGATTTGTTCGGCTCCTTTGCATATTCAGCTTTACGTTCTTCTTCGGTAAGATCTAAGTATGGGGGCATGCGTCTACTTGTTAAGAACTTCTTTAAGACAGTATCAATAGTGTCTTTATTAACCATACGGAACTCGTCCACAATCAGGATGTTCGCACGATTACTTCTTGCATTGTCGGATGCAGTAACGACTTTTATATAACTAGAATTCTTAAACATGACTTTTGCGTCCTGTCCAGAAAACTTACTCTTCGTCATATCTATTTCGTTCCGTAAATTTGCCGATCTTGGCATAAGATCAGTTTGTATTTTTTCCAATACGTTAATACTCTGTCCTCGTGTACCAGATGTGATAACGACCTTTGTGCCTGGATACAAGATGCATCTGCAGACAGCAAATATTGCAATGAGGAATGACTTGCCCATACCACGAGCAGCAATCCAAAGAAACACTCTGCAGCGATTCATCATGACCAAGAGAATCGTTTGGAACCACTTCAGGAAAGAGAAATCAAGATATTCAACAACAAAGACATCGATGTTTTCTCTGTAATAACTGCCCCAAATCGCCATGCCTTCAATGACCCGGTCGCGACGACTTTTAGTTGCTATGTTATTCATCGTCATCACCTAGCATGATTTCCAGCACGGTTTCGTCATCCTCATCATCCAGATCTGGGCGTTCGACACGATAACGTGCCATAGCATCTTCGTACATTTTAGAGTAACGATTTTTGATACCTGCCATTCTGCAAGCATGACCGAGATACCATGTGGTAATATTCTTGATGACCCCGTTGACATCCTTCTTTTCTTTGGGTGTTGCAGGCAGGGGACGATGATTTTCCCATTTCTGGATTCCTACACCAAGGGGCATTTTCTCCAGCTCGGCGTCTGCCTCTTCTTTTTTCTGAGTAGGTCTTAAGTTTGCACTTCCTAGTACTGTATTAAGTGAATTAACGTATTTATCGATTGGTTTTCCTTCCATGCGAGCCTTATTTATATCGATCTCAAGACTACAAATCTGACGAATTAAAGCCTCTGTACCGATATCTAGCTCTATGCCCTTTGGATATCGTGACATCCAATAGGCTCTTCTCTTCTCCAGCTCCATGTACATGGAGGGCGTATAACCAGGTCCCCAGAAAATAATAACTTCATCCGGGACTTCGACATTATCTTCTGTAGAAGTTGAATCTTCTTGCGCATCTTGTTCATGAGATGCATTATGTAGTGTTGGTACAACCCATAAGACACCCTCTTCTCTAAGCGTGTCGTCATATGATTTACCAGCCTGCTTTATAGCATTTATCTTTGCGATATATCCGGTCATAATTGATCTGGTTGCACTTTTCTTATCAACAGACTCGAATATCTTTTCATTCCAATATAAATCGAGCTTACGACACATCTGTCGTACGGCGACCTTGGAATCCTTACACTCTGCGAGATAAGTAGCATACATCTCATCTACGCATTCTCTGCAATAAGCAAGATAACCAGTGCCTTTATACAAAAAGCTATAGCTGACAGGAAAGTATCCCTTTAGACGACCGTATGCACGACCACACTTTCGACAAACAGAACTGGACGCATTGACCTCTAATGATGCCATCAGACATCACCGCCTTCCAAATCATCCATTGGTGGCGGGAGAATATCTTGCTCTGCTTCTTTTAGAGACAGCTCGTACAAACGAGCTGCCATACGAAGTGTCTTTCCATAGTTAAACTTAGGGATGTAGCGAGCTTCTACTTCACAAGGCTCTCCGTAATATGGGTCGATTGTAGTTCTAGCCGCACGATAATGCAGCCCAAGGCAACCAAAACCATGTATATTTATTTCTTCTCCGTTTTTTAATGCGTCTTCGATTACGGCAAGACATGCATCGATAATATTAGTAGTGTCCTCTGTCGTGTAAACAAGCCCTTTTTCCTTTTGTCTGACAACGAAGTCAGCGTTATTGCCATCGTTATCAGAAATATGAAAAACATGCTTCTTTGCATACACTGACTTTCTTTTTCCATTCTCTCTAAGAACTCCGGTCACTCTATTTGCAAATTCCTTTTTGTTCATATGCTCTCCTTTTCTTCAAAATGTTAGATGTCGGAGAAACTGTTCACTTGGCTTGGAGCGATACCATCCTTAGTAAAATACATACTTAGTCTGTCATCTTTAGGATTATCATCATAGATTTTAAGCATCTCTGATGAGCTCCAACCAACAATGTCAACGATTACACTATCTGGTATACCGGCCCTAATCAAAAAGCTACAGTAATGATGTCTGAGAGCATGGAAGTAAAAATCCCTTCCGGTCATGTTGCTAAGTGAGTTCGCCCAGCTATTAACCGTTGATACTCCGATATGTTGTTTCAAGTCTGATTTACTTGGGAATAACCACTCACTTTCAATTCCGACTTGTTGCCGATGGCTCATCCATAGATCAAGGTATGGTTGGAATTTATGTGCTAAAGTGTAGCATTCGAGCATTTTATTTCCCTTAGTCAAGATCGGTGCGCTCTTATATAGAGATCCTTCGCATACTAACCTCGACTTATCAAAATCGCTCACGCGAAATCTACATAGCTCAGCTTTACGTCTACCGCTGTATACGCCAAGTGCTACAAAGCAGGCTATTTCATATTTTTCTTTATCTACTAAGTCTTTTAAGATGGACTCGATATCGTCGTCTGTCCATACGGTCTTTTCCCGTACGGGTTGTAGAGCTGGATTCTCAATTTTGCGGACAATAGAACGAAAGCCATTAAATTCTGGCTCCTCGTCAAGAATGGATTCAACAAAATTACTCAAACTAGATATAGCTGCCTTTAATCGACGAACACGAGAAGGGCTATTCCGATTTGAATTGATTAACCAACTCTGGTATGCGATAATATCCCTCTTTGTGATATTTACAAAATTCTTGTTCTTAGCATTTTGTAAAACCCACACAAAGAAAATATCTAAGTCGTTAGAATATCCGGAGATAGTGCCTGGACTACGTTGTATAGAACGGAGATAATCAAGAAAATCGTTCTTGAGACGCATATTCTCGGGATTAACCTGTTTAAGTAAATCCGCGTTTGTCAAATTGTTCATCTGTGTTTTTCTAGCCATTGCAGCCACCTCCTTTTCAAATTAAAAACTCCGTCGTAGACGGAGTTAGATCATTCATACAAATACTTTTTAAGTGCGTATATGGTATACGAATAAGCGGAATACAGTGTTCTTTGCACCAGTCATTCTTAGCTGTATCCCGAGCAACTCGCCCATCATAGTTTATGGCATTTTCCCATATTGGGATTTTTCTAAAATGTTGAATACCATCAAACTCAATCATATAGACAGGGTAAGCGTCATAATTATGGACAATAAAATCAAAGCGCAAAGCCCAACCTGTGTCCTGAAACTTACAATCAAGATATGATTTGTTTCGCTCAAATTCAATCCCCGCATGTGTAAGCAGCTCGCTAATTATTTCCTCCCCAACGGATGTTTTCATGCATTTAGTACATCTATCTTTGCCATATCGTGTCAAAGTCGATGAATCAATGGACTCAATGGCACCGCATAGTCCACATTTACATAGCCATCTAGCATGTCTTCCACTCCGCTTTCCGTTAGCCATATCTCTTTTTATAACAGTGAGATTACCAAAGATTTGTCCTGCAATGTCATTTAACTGCCCATTATTGGATCGTTCCGTCTTACCACATCCGCAGTCTTGAACAGTGCCACTCAGTAAATCCGAACTGCGAATAGAGCGTATTGTTCCGCATTTTTGACATTCACATATCCAATAGACATGTTTGCCAGATCCTGAGTCCTGATTAGCGTCCCTGTGCATAACAAGCATTTTGTTAAACACCATCCCGGCTAGGTCTATTTTTCTGTTAGAGCCGACCTTAATTCCATTTTGATGCTTTAAGCAACCACAAGACTTGGTGATTCCACGCAACAAATTATACACAATAACCGTTGTTTCATTACCACACTGACATTTACACCTATAATAAGGGCGAACAGATTTACCAGATAATTTTAGGCCATCCTCATATTCTGTATCTCGATATAGAACGGTTAAATTTGAAAACTTTTCGCCCACAGACACTTCTTTCATAAACTTTCCTCCTATTTAACACACATAATTTAATCTACTTTCTCAATATAGACCATTCATCCAATACTTCACTGAGTCGTTCGGTTCGCATATACGCCCAGAACATCTGGTGATTATTTGGATTCAGCGCACACAGCTCATATCGAAATCCTCGCTGGTGCAAAAATTCTTTCAAGTTTGCGCTATAGCAACAGTAAAGCAAACTCACGGGAACAACTCCTTAAATTCGAATTGGTTGCGGGAGCAGGGCTTGAACCTACGGCCTTCAGAGCATGAATCTGACGAACTACCAACTGTTCTATCCCGCCATATAGAAAACCGCCCCATATTGATGGGGCGGTTTATGTAAATAATTTAGTTAGCTTGACCTCTAAAAAATTAAGAGATATCGCATCTTAGACGATATTCCGCATCTACGCCGTATTGAGGATTGACAATCAACATCATCTGCTCTGGATGAGAGTACAATCGTTTGTCATTTGCATAATCATCAGTGCCGCACAATGCTCCACAAATAGCAGCGGTGACGCCAAACTCAGAGAAACTTTCGCGATGATGCTTGTCTCCTAACAGAATGTATTCGATATCTTTGTTATACTTTTTTTGGAAAATAGTAGTGAGCAGGCGAGGGGAGTTCTTAACTCCATCTAAATCTCCATGAGTCGCACAAATCTCATGACCACACGCATTGATGAACAAAAATTCGGTATCATTGTCTGGCATAATCGTAATATTGTTATATGCCTGTAAACGTTGCTCTAACCACCAAGGAACAATGCGTTCCATATTGTCTTGGTGCATACTCTCTTTCTTGTTTTGAACGGTTCTCGCGTGATTGCCATATGTAACATATACTAGCGTCTCGCTTGTAAATTGACTCAGCCTCATAATAGCCTGTGCCAAAAGCTCACTTACCTGCATTAGTTGATCTGCTACCAATTCATTGGAAGCAACTCTGGCAGAAACATGACATGCACCATGAATCAAATCTCCAAGCACTACGATATGAAGTTTGCTGCAACGATGAATCCGCAGTCTTTCGATAGCCATATCTACAACCTTGGTGACACGTGCCTTGCAAATATCTGCGTTATATTCGTTAAACACATTATTTGTCTTCATACCATAATGCCAGTCACTAAAAACAAGCACTGCCTCATTGCCGTTTGAGTATGCTAAATCAAAATAATTGTCGCTAAACATTGCACCAATAGATTCCGATAAATTGTTTGCTGCGTCTGCGAGGACTTCATAGATATGTTCTCTACGACCATCGGAATATACAAGCTTATTGTATTCTCTACGTTGATCCCAAAACTTTTGCTGCTCTCTTTTGAGCGCTGCGGTCTTTTCTTCTATATCCCGAATAACTGCATTGTCAGTAATACTTTGAACTTGAGACCGGTCAAACAATTCAAGTGTACGCTTGCTGCCGTACATCATACGTCTAGCAACATCGCTAGAGTATGATTGCCCATATACAAGTTCGGCTAACTCTGAATAGTCACAATCAGCCAAAGTCTTGTCTACAAGCTTTCCATGAATCAAACGTCTGTGGTATTCAAACGCTGATTCGTTGTCTGCTCTCTGCAGATTGGCCTGACTCATTTTCTGACCTCAATAACACCCGCACTTCGCATGGTGTTCAGTAACTTCATAACCTTGGGGCTCTCAGTGCAGAAGTAATGCTTTCTCTTGGAGTCCTGCCGCATAGTGCGAACAATATGGGTGTTGGGATACTTAGCTAAAATAGCGTCTCTTTCGGATCTGGAAATTGCAATCATATGTATATCATCCTTTACTTCAAATTTCGAAATTGCAAAAAGTTATTGTTTCTTTCATAATAAGTGCCAGTGCGTACCCCCGTTTTGTTCCGATATTTACGGAACAAAAGCGAGGTCATTTTTGCACCATTTTTTAATTTTATGCATCATTTAGACACCAAAATATCACGAGTCATGATTGGATTGACCTTATTCTTGACACGAATTTCGGTGGCACAACTGTTGCAATACTTTTGCTTTCGGCCAACACCTGGGTTGTTTCGCTTTGTAGTGATTCCACAATGAGAGCAGACAAAATATGGTTCACCATATTGCTTCATATACTGATAACCAATATTCCGGTAATCAGTAATATTCATCACCATCTCATCGCTATCAGCAAACAAAACACGAACACTTAGATTGTCGATTTGTTTTGAGAATTGAATAAGACCTTCATCTCTTAGCTGACGAAACAACGCACATTGTCTATGTACTGAGGCACTGATATTAGCCATGCGAAGAATTTCATTATCCGGTGTACTGACCCAATAGTTTGTGTTTGGGTCTACTGCAACATTGTATTTCGCGATACAGAGTAGGGTGAAGGCAAGCCTTCTAGCCTGCTTACCCTCAACCTTTTCAATTCGGCTTAGTTCATTCTTTGTAATGGGAACCCCATCAATAATAATGATTGGACGCTTAAACGCCATTTTGATAATACCGTCCAACGGTTCTGACCATTTATGTATAGGAAAGGATGGATCACAGCTTAAGATGAACGCTTCCACACTACTTCTGACTTCCTTTTTTGAAAGTCCTTTATGCACAAAATATTTTGCGACCCTCATAATTGTCTCATATGGCTTCTTGCCAAGCATTTTCTCTCGGATAGCATTTTCCGCCCATGTAAACTCATTCAAAACAATACTCATTTTCATCCTCCATATTAACTACTACCTCCTTAAATCTCCTACCTTGGTAAAGGATGTCTCCGCCGTCATCGTACACAGGGATTGAGATCGTACCACCATTTTTTGACAGCAGATTATTTACGATGTCTTCTCCGCAAATATCCCATGCGAACTTTTTGGAAGCGCTACGCGTATAGCATAAATCCAATACAATGTTACACAGGACGGATCGGTTCTGGCAAATTGCCTCGCACTCTCTTACAAATTCATCACGCATACAAGATATCGTTGTTTTGGACTCTGCGTCATCAACCCTCTCGTAATATGTATAAACGAGATATCTCTGAAGCTTGTGGTTATATTCATCGTATAACTTACGGATAGATGACAATTGGGCATATGTATATTCAGCATCAGATTTCATTACAGAATAATCAAAGTCAGAAACCTTATTGTACTTGCCAAGATATCCGTCAAACTCTTCCTCGAATCTCCAACAGATCTTATTCATTACACAAGGATTGACACCTACAGGAAGCCGTGACTTATAGTATCGGAGAAAATCAAGCTGACGCTCAGTAAGTTCATCATGCGGCATTGCACCAAGCTCGTCAATGGATACACCAAACTCTCTGATCGCATTTCTGTCTGTATTTTTTTTGTATGTGTTATACTGCTTCATCAGGGTAGGGTAGATGTAACACATAAAGTAAGGCTTACGATCAGCAACGATACCCCTGTAGTATCTTTTGGCGTCATAATCTTCCATTAAGTTAACAGAGTGCCGGTCATGCCACTCTCTAGGCATGGGCTTAGCGATAATACCCTTGGCCTTATCGATTGCATTTTGCTGGAATAACTGTCCACACTTAATCCGATAGGCAAGGTCTTTGTACTCCTGCGAACTCTTATCGAATTTGGCCTGAACCTCAAACATTGATGTAATCCAGTTAGTAGTCTTTCCGATATCATTGCCGAAACTCTCAATGTTGGACTTAATGAAGTCTTCTTCGCAGACGATCTTCTTTGTGGCTCTCCGCTGAGCACACATCAATGCAGGCAGTTCCACCAACTTGTTGACGAGCACCTCATTGTCGGTTAACATAACTAGGTCTCCATCAAAATCCATTCCGTTGAGCGCAGATGCAGCCGTATCCCAACCATTGAATATCGTACAGGTAGTCATGTACTGGTACCAATACTTTGCGTCGTCAGAAGTACATGGATGAACTGCTCTAATATTTGCATGGCACGTCATTGGTGCCCGAAAACATGCAAGTCGTTCAGCTCCGCAATCTCCCCAATACTTATTGTAGATTTCACCAGCTTTGAGCAATCCAGTCTTTTCTTGTCCAAATACACTCTGGCAGAGCAGATATGGGTCGCCTGATACAATTGAATAATTGCCGTGAACTTTTAGTACACCGACCTTAGCCTCATTTATTCTGTTTCTAATTAGCTGATAGATACTGTTGCGAACATATGGATCATCAACCATCTTAGGATTAACCATTATCGCCTTCAGATAATTGTCTTCAAGTCTATCAACATTTTCAAGACGGAGACTATCTCCCTTTAGGAATAGAACTGTCTTATGCCAGTCTCCGCCAAGAACCTCCTTGATCTCATCCATGGTGGGTGCGATCAGACGCTCGATATCATCGTCATCGAGGTCGTAGCTCTGAATGAACTGGTAGTTAAGACAGCGCTCCCGTTCCAGTTCCTTGGGGCAGGTCTTAGCTACACTAAAGGTATAGCCGTTATCCATGCAGCACTGGATGTAGTGGTCGCAGCTATCGTAGCTGTCCCAAAGCTTGACCATAGATGTAGTCAGCATCAAGTCTACATCCCGGATGTCCACATCGTTACCCCAAGCATCCTTAATCATATAAGTTCCGGCAACTTTCTCTGCATAATCATGGAAGTCGAATGTAAAAACCATTCCTTTTTCAAAAGAAAAGCGAGTGTTTACACCACTTACTAAGTAGTCCAACCCAAGATCTTCACTCCACTTCTGTGCCAGAGAGGGAAGCATCAGTCCATAACCATCCGATGCGTTCATCTGGATCGGCACCTGCTTCCGATCCTCCATAACTGGTTCGCCCTCAGCTTCGTCAGTCAAGTAAACAATGTCGGACAAAAACTCCGTCTCACAGTCGTCTACAACAACAATTCCTCTGGGGAATGACACAGGGGTAGATGCGCTACATGTCAAAGCTTTATATGCTTCCAGCTTTGCAGGCACCAGAGGCTTCTCCATGTTACGCCCGTTGTCAATGCGGCGGCGAAGTTCATCTGCATGGCGCTCACTCACAAAAACTATAGTACTATTCTTGATACCACCATTAGTGCCAAGCAGCCGTTTATAGTTAATGCCGTTGATACTGAAGCCCTTGCAAGCTCTATAGTAATCCTTCTCTTTATCAATAATCAGACACATATAGTCTGGCTTAAACTGGATACTATCCAATTGAGCATAGAGCTGTTTTACTGTACGTCTGTTCTGGACGCTATTTGCTTCTCTCCGGAGACGCTTAATCTCCTGCTTAATTTCTCTTGCCTTATTCTCAGCATCCGTAATGCCGTTCAACTCATCGAGCCATCTCAGAACCTGGCTATCAGCCAGGGAAATTACTTCGTCATTTCTTCTGGCCTCTGCAATGCCAAGTGTCAGTTTCCACTTGTTCTCCCGCAGTCTTCGGCTATGTAGTTTATATATATACTTCTGGCAAGTTTGTTGCTTAGCTATATTACTCCATCTCCTTGCAAATTATTTAATCAGCATGATATATCATAAAAATTAGTTCCACTCAGCAGCGTATCTCCACCACTCGTCGTAGAACACATCTCTCTGTTCTTCAATGTATGTATCGATAAACTCATCCTCTGCGGGATCATCCGCAGGGAAGTAGTGGTCGCAGTCATACTTGGGGGTGCAAATATCTCGGAACAGGCATACTCCGCAATTCAGTTCATTCATTTATATTTTCTCCTTTACTCATATCTTCGATCCATTTTTCCAGTAGTCCTCGCATCCGACGACTAGGTACATACAGCCGGATAGGTTTGTCATCACGAATAGCACTTCTCCAAATCCACTGGAGCATTTCCGCCAACGCGAATTGATCCTCGTTAATTGTAATGCCTTCCCGAGAGAAGAATTTTTGCAGATTCGGATCTATAAATCTGTTTGCTATATATGCAATATCAGTTCTATCCCTGTATTCGTTTGTTGCCCTTGAGCTTACCTGGAGGAAACTATTACGGAATCTTCCAGTGCGAGCGTCAACTAATTTGTTTTTATAATCTTTATATGTAGTCCAAAGACGCTTGCTTGCATCACTGTCTGAGCTACTTTGGAAAAAATTACGCATTGCATTTCGCATTATACGCATATCTTTGTGGTCGTAACCTCGACGCTTAAACCAGTTCTTTGACAAAGCATATTTATCACTACACAGCTTGTCTGTTTTGGGATTATCAATAATCTGTATTAGATGGCGATAATCAATAGGAGGAGGGGCGTCCGGAGCGTCTGAAAACCTAAAGCCATGCTCATCATGTACAACACCAATAATACGATACTCGAAACCGAATAGTTCGAGATATGCCTTTTGATATTGGCCGTCAAACAAATATGTTAACATAAATACTTCATCGAACGCCTTCAACATTTCTGGATTCATAATATTTAACAGAGCAGAATCCAAACGAAGCAGCGTGCCAGTATCCGCCATGTTTTTATAATCAATAAAACGACCGCTATACGTATCATCGATCCACTGTAAATAGCCACTATCGTCTTCTTGGACTAGATGCCCCATAATTAAGTCGAAGTCATTTTCAGAAACGTTCAGCCTTTCAACAACCTTGATGCTTTCATCAATAATTAGAGAGTAGTTCATCTTCTTAACTAGCTCTAACGCCTCATCGTCCATATTGTAAAATAGAGAGTGAGTTGCGGCGATATTTTTTCCTCTCTTCATATGATATTTCAACTCAGTAGACTTGCTCGTATTGTCTCCATCTGATTGGTCGAAGTCACACTGTTCGCAGATACGATCCACTTCATTAAGATATGGAGTAATATAGAGAAAACGCTTTTCTCCTTTATGCTCGTTCATATACCGGATAGCGGCAGAAGACTTGCCTCTACCCATCCTGGCATCTACCACTGTAATTACATTCAATATTTTATCACCTGCTTTTATAAAATTCTGGACACGAGAAAATTTGTCGGCCCAGCTATACACTCGGTTTCGTTCATCAATTTAATTAGGATACATGAGTTAATATATTGTTCTCAGTATTATTTATAGAGACAATCTGTTTTGATTCGATAATATCGAGCCAAAATCAAATGGTTTGTACACAGAGCGTGTCCAAAATTATTTTAACTGGCTGAAATATCCATCTCAATAACATTACCATCAATCAGATAATTGCACGTAGTACTGCCAAGATTAAGACTCCTATAAGCTTCTTCGATCTCTTCGCCAGTAATACCGATGTAATCCAAAGTCTGGGCTGCACTGGAGTGACCCAACATCTTCTGGAGGAGAAGAAGCTTTCGTGGGTCGTTATGACTCATGAGCATCTGATGGTAAGCAAAGGTCTTTCTCAAAGTATGAGTAGACATATGGATATTCAGATTCATATCTGCAGCAATACCCTTCAAGATCATATCAATCGCCATACGAGAGATAGGTGTATTGTTTGCCTTACCATTGTTGGATGCACTTCTAAACATGTAGTCACTTAGAGACACATTGGGAGTATTCTCCAGATAGAGAATGACGGCATCCTGGACTGCAGTGTTGATTGTGATGTAGCGGTTACGCTTGTGCTTACGAGTGTTTCGAGTCTTCTGTTCGAAGATGGGGAAGCTGTCTCTGAACATCTGAACACCATTATTGTTAACGATCAGATTGGAGAACCGAAGCATCCGGAGGTCACTTACTCTGAGTCCAAAGTTAATACCTACGATAAAGAGCATGTTGTCTCTGAACCTCTTATTCGCAATAAGGTATTTAGAAACTCTGATGATATCGTCCATGCTCTTAATTGGTTCAGAGGTATGCTCCGGTGCAAGTACATTAGTCGTGTCTTCTGTAGCAGGAGCAATCAGACCAGCCTGCAGCCTACGTGTATTCTGTTGTATGGATGCTACGTTGATAGCGTTGTTTCTCTTCTCAAGATCAAGAACGATAATACTCATATATACTTCCTCTCAAGTAAACTATTTAATTAACATTACGTGGACTTAAAATCAAGGATCTTTCGATCCGGCTATGTAAATTGTTTAATTAACTTATATTCTCTTATATTATATCATACGAAGTGGCTTATGTCAAGCGATTTTGACCTGTTTTTGAAAATAAATTTGAAATATTTTTGGAAAGTTTTTGTTTGGCTTACTGTAGCTATTTTCAGAAATACCAGGATAATTATTTGTTGAAAGTTTGGAAAAAGGATCTGCTTAATGGTGATGTTTTGAGGGTCAAAAAGTTGGGAAAGGGGTGACAGTGAGATGAACCGACTGATACAATTTGCAAAAAAGAAGTGGGGTCAAAAAACCATAACCACCCCCACTGTCAACTTGCTATTGTGTGAAATTGTAAAGTTGAAAGAAATTTGAAAAACTATAAAAAATCAGCTTGACAAACAGACAGACCTATGATACAATCTAGGCACAGTCAAGCGACGGACAAC